CATGGGAACAGAAAGTAAAGAATGCACCAGTAAAATATTTTGCAAGAGAACATGCAAACGCATGGGATGATAACAAACTAAAACAAAAAACAAGATCATGGAATAGATCAGAAAAAGGCTACACCTGCAATCAGAGTCCGCTTAGTGATTTTTGTAAGAAAGGTATTTGTGTAAAAAAGAAATTTGGAATACTTGCAGGATCTAAAGGACAATATCCTGTATTAACAAACTTAAGAAAGATAGACATAGAACCAGATCCAGAATATGAATTTGATGTAACTAAACCAGATGGTATCGGTAAAGCAACAGTACACTGTAAAACAATTGAACACGTAACAGACCAACGTAAACGTAGAAACTCAATAGCTAAAGCTGCAGGGTTTCCACCACCAATTATAAAAGCACCAGAAGATCAAACAGTATTAGAAACATTGTTTCAAACACAAAAAGTAATCAACCCTCCTGTAGGTACATCACCAAAAGAAAAATTACATGACGTATTACACGCAAAAATAAACGGACCTAAAGCTATGAACGATGCAGCATTTAAATCTGGTACAGTATTAATAGAAGAAGGCTATGCATACTTTAAGTTTGACAAATTTTACGACAAACTAAGATCTAAGAACTGGAAACACGGAGAAGATAAGACAGGTGTTATGATGAAAACTAATTACAAAAAATGTGACATACAATTTTTAGAACAGAAACGATATCCCACAAAAGAAAAAGGTAAATACAATACACCTACAAAAAATATTGTAATGATAAGCATAGAAGAGTTTGAAGACATAGAAATAAACCATACTAAAATAAAACACAACACGGAGATAATGTGATTAGAAAAATATTGGGTCCTCCTGGTACAGGTAAGACAACCAAACTTATTAAGTATGTAAAAACATTTGTTAAATTAGGTACACCTATTGATAAAATAGGTTACTTTGCGTTTACAACTAAAGCTGCAAACGAAGCAGTGGACAGAATGCTAGATGCATATCCTAAATTACAGAAAAAAAATTTAAAACATTTTAGAACACTGCACTCACTAGCTTTTAATCAACTTGGTATCAAGAAAGCACAGGTAATGCAGGACGAACACTACGAAGATATAGGTAGAAAACTAGGTATAGAAGTTACAGTCTATTCTAATGGCGAAGAAAAGACAGGGTTTGTAGATTCTGATAGTGAATACTTTAATATTATTAATGCAGCAAGAATCAAAAACGTATCTATTGAGGAAGAATATAATACAGATATGTACTCAGAGGACATCAACAAACATCAATTACAAATTTTAAAAGATGAAGTAGATAATTATAAGCAAGCATATGGCCTGGTAGATTTTACAGACATGATTGAGAGATTTAATGTGGCAGAATTGTGTCCGAAATATGATGTAATATTTGTCGATGAAGCACAGGATTTATCGCCAATACAGTGGAAAATGTACGAGATACTTAAGAAAAACTCTAAATATGTTATACTAGCTGGCGATGATGATCAAGCTATTTATGGTTGGGCTGGTGCAGATGTTAAACGATTTCAAGACGAACCGGCTAAAGACATAATCTTGCCACAATCTTACAGGGTACCACAACAAGTACAATTTGTTGCTGATCAAATATTAAGTCGAATACCAGATGATAGACGTATCAGAAAACTATGGGCACCGCGTCCGGAATCAGGGACCACGAACCACATAATGTCTATTGAAGATGCACCATTGCACGATGGTGATTGGTTAATACTTGCAAGAACAAATGATAAATTAACAAAAATAAAACCCATATTAAAAGATATGGCTATTTATTTTGAAATAAAAGGTAGAAAGAGTTATAAGACAAGATTGTATAAATCGATACAGGACTACACACGTTGGACCAATGGAGACAAACTATCTTTGTCTGAAATAAAAGATTTGTTTGAATTTTTAGAAGAAGAAGCACCTAAAGAAGAAAGAATGTATGATTTATTTGAATGGGGTTATTCAAAAACACAACGTTGGTTTGATGTTTTTAAAACAGATCCAGAAGAAAGTTTATACATCAGAGAAATGTTAAGATTAAACGAAGAATTATCTAAACCTGCCAGAGTAAAATTATCTACAATACACTCAGCAAAAGGTGGTGAAGCTACAAATGTTTTATTAATTCTAGATAATACAAAAAAAATAAGAGAAGCAGTAGAAAAAAGTGAAGATAAATACGATGAAGAACAGAGAGTTTGGTATGTGGGTGTAACACGTACAAAACAAAATCTATATATACTAACAGCTAAATATGAGGACAAAGGTTATGACATCGAAAGTTTGGGATAAGCAGCATGGCGGGAGCCACTACCAAAAGTATAAAATTCAGCCGAGTAAGTTTGTAGTTGAGAATGAGTTGTTATATCCTGAAGGTTGTGCTATAAAATATATAATAAGACATCGCGATAAAGGAAAGAAACAAGACTTGGAAAAAGCAATACACTTTATAGAAATGATAATCGAAAGGGACTATGGAACCAAATAATCATATACCTCACTACATGGGGTTGTTCACATGTTTATTAATTCTTTGTTATTTAATGTTATGAAAATACCTACATTTAGCGCGCAGACAGAATGGGTAATACCCACAGAATTTCCAGACCTTAGACAGGTTGACGAAATTGCAATTGACCTGGAGACAAAAGACCCTGACCTAATTAAGAAAGGATCTGGATCTATTATAGGTAATGGAGAAGTTATAGGAATAGCTGTAGCAACAGCACATTACAAAGGATACTTTCCTATTGCACACGAAGGTGGTGGCAACATGGACCGTAAAAAAGTTTTAGAATGGTTTCAAGATACTCTTAAAACAGATTCTACAAAAATATTTCACAATGCAATGTACGATGTATGTTGGATTAAAGCTATGGGTCTAACTATAAATGGTATGATTGTTGATACAATGATAGCCGCAGCTGTGACTGATGAAAATAGATTTAGATATGATCTTAATAGTCTGTCCTGGAAATATCTAGGTTTTGGTAAGAACGAAGCTGCACTTGCAGAAGCAGCAGCTGAATGGGGTATAGATCCAAAATCAGAAATGTACAAACTACCATCATTAAACGTTGGTACTTATGCTGAACGAGATGCCGAAGCAACATATGGCTTATGGCAAGAAATGAAAAAAGAAATTATTGCACAAGACTTAGAATCTATTTTTAATTTAGAAACAGATCTATTTCCATGCCTGGTCGACATGAGATTCAAAGGTGTAAGAGTAGATGTAGAAGCAGCACACACATTAAAGAAAAATTTAATTAATGAAGAAAATGTATTGCTGACTGCAATTGAAAAAGAAACTAACGTTCGTCCACAGATTTGGGCCGCAAGTAGTATAGCAGAAGTATTTGAAAATTTAAAGATAGAGTTTGATAGAACAGAAAAAACACAAGCACCAAGTTTTACAAAAAACTTTTTACAAGAACACAAACATCCTGTTGTTAATATGATTGCAAAAGCAAGAGAAGTTAACAAAGCTCACACAACTTTTATCGATTCTATTCTACGTTATGAACACAAGGGTAGAATACATGCAGAGATAAATCAGTTACGTAATGCCGGTGGCGGCACCGTTACAGGAAGGTTCTCTTATCAGAATCCTAACCTACAACAAATTCCAGCACGTAACAAAGACCTTGGACCTAAGATAAGGTCATTATTTATACCAGAGGAAGGCCATACATGGGGTTGTTTTGACTATTCTCAGCAAGAGCCTAGGCTGGTAGTGCATTATGCTGCTCTATACAAATTGCCATCTGTTTATGATGTAGTAGACGCGTATCAAAATGATGCTAACTCAGACTTTCACCAGACAGTGGCAGACATGGCAGAGATACCTAGATCACAAGCTAAAACAATTAACTTAGGATTATTTTATGGTATGGGTAAAGCAAAACTACAAGCAGAGTTGGGTGTTAGTAAAGACAAAGCTGCAGAATTATTTAATATGTATCATGGTAAGGTACCGTTTGTTAAACAGCTTATGGAAAAAGCATCTAACAGGGCACAAGACCGCGGACAAATCCGTACATTGCTGGGACGACTATGCAGGTTTCATTTATGGGAACCAAATAGTTTTGGTATGCATAAAGCCATGACACACGAAGATGCATTGGCGGAACATGGACCAGGGATTAAAAGAGCATACACATACAAGGCATTAAATAAATTAATACAAGGTAGTGCAGCTGACATGACAAAAAAATCTATGTTAGAATTATACAAAGAAGGAATTGTAGCACACATACAAATACATGATGAGTTATGTCTATCAATAGAAAATGACGCACAGGCAAAAAAAGTAATTGAGATTATGGAACAAGCTGTTAATTTAGAAGTTCCAAACAAGGTAGACTACGAACACGGTAAAAACTGGGGAAGTATAAATGACTAATGGCTTATCTTAATGCAAACATACCAATCATAGAGTGTTACGTAAGAGGTAACTATCTTAGAGATCAAAAAGATTCACACGATAAATATTTTGAAGTAGGTGTATTTGGTTTTAGTTCTATACCAAACAGAGTGCCTATGTTTCATTTTTTAATGGAAGATGGTGGCCTGTGGTGGCGAGCTCCTATCTCAGCTTTTTGCACAAAACCAGGTGTAAAAGAATTACCACTTGATGAATTAGTTATGTGGGATTGTTTTAGTTATAATGTAAGTGTTACAACTTTCTATGAGTTGGCAGGTTCTACAATGCAATATACATCTAGGCGTAAAATAAAACGTAAAGGTAAATATTTATTTACAATTGATTGGTGCTCAGGAGACTTTAACGAATTAAATTTTGGTTATGCAGAAAAACCAGATCAACATAAATGTGGGCATGTAATACAATTAGAGGATGGAAACTTTGCAATACAGCCCAATAATAGGCTTAAAATGTTTGATGCTTCTATGGGTGTAGACCCTTCAAAAAACTTGATTAATAGACTAGTAACCAGTAAGATATACTCCGTTGAAAACTCGGCTAAATGGATTACCGATGAACACGAACAAGGTAGTTATGATTATAAGCTGAAAAACTTGGAGGAAGACAATGATAAATAAATACAAAGAAAAATTTATGGTCTGGCAACTACATTACAGAACGGAAATCGTTTGTGTTGTAGCAGGATTTATATTAGGGGCTATTATATTTTAGTTTATGCCGTATGAACCTAGCAGACTTATTAAAGAAAAACATAGTTATGGTACCTGTGGTAGCTTCAGTGCTAGTCGGAACGTTCACAGGTGTTAGGTACATTGTAAATTTAACAGACACAATCAACGACAATCAAAATCAAATAATAA